TTAATGGATGAGCACAAGCTGGACAAATAGAAAGTTGATCAAGATCTGTGTAGGCAATTCCGTTATGAGCTTGTCTATGCCAGTAAGAAAAAGGAGTAACAAGTTGATTATAAAACTGATTTCTAGCCATTAATAGGATTTAATTTCCTCAGATAGATTGTCAAATAAAAAATTGAGTTAGAGTAAATTACAAAATTGTCAACCTTTAGGATATACGCAAAGTTTGCGGTATTTTTTTATATAATAATTTTGTATAAATAGACTTATGACAAGATCACCAGAACAAAAATTAAGAGACAGAAATATTATAAACAAAAGCGATCAAATTTGGAAAAGGATTAATTTATTTCAAAACTTAAAACATGATACTGATGATAAAGTTGAAATTTATGCAACAGCTGAAATTAACATGATTCAATGTTTTGCAAGAGATCAAATCTTTAATTTAAAACAATCAGTTAAATGCTCTCAATTATCTTTTTTTTCAACAACAAATCAAAAATGGAAATTATTAAATTTAATTTTTTACTATTCTACAAAAGGTGAAACTTTTTACAAAGCAAAGATTATGAAAAATTTAAAAATGAGTGCGAGAACTTTTGATGCGATTATTAAAGAAGCAGTTGATAGAGGATCTTTTATTTATTTACCTCCATATAACGCACCAATAAATTCTAAAATTAGAAACATTAGACCTTCAGAAGAATTATGTGTTGAATACATAAGATACAATGTTCTAAGATGTGAAAGAGGAGTAAAAACTTTTAAAAAATATGGCATTAAATAAAAACGAATTTTTAAAACCAGTAGAGGTTCAACATGAGTTCGGATTAAAAGTTAGAATGCTATCTTATTTTAGAGAGTGCAGCATGGATGAAGGCAAGTTAAGAGGACCAAACTTTTTAAAAGATGGAGAAGTTGTTTTATATAAAAGAGAATGGATTGAAAATTATATAGCTGAGAAACAACCATTTTGTATATCTACATCAAAACAAACTAAACAAAGTCAACAACCTAACACAAAGTCAGCAACTATACATAAGTTGCAAAAATAACAAATCAAACCAAAGCTACATCGTTAATATTATTTAATAGGAGTAAATCTTATTTTATGAAAACTAATGATATAGATCCTTTACAAGCAGAACTAAATAAAACTCTTCCTCTCTTCGCTAGAAAATTAAAAATTAATCATGGTTCACCAACGCAGTTTGCAATACCAGATAGTGCATGGCTGTTTAAATATTGTTGGATGGACCAAGCAATGAGAAGAGAATTATTACCATCAAACTCTGCTATGGAAGCTGGAAAGGTAGTAGGAGATGTATTGCAAAGAATTTACGCAGATACAATTTATAGATTAAATCCAAACACAAAAAAAATAGCACCAACAACAAATGAAAAATTAACTCTTGATGTAGCTCTCCAGGAAGGAATAGAAAAATTTAAAGAGTATGAAGCAACAGATGATAAAGATAGTGATAAAAAAATAAAATATTTAGAAGAAATTCCAGAAGTAATTAGTCATGCTCATTCTGGTTTAAAAGAGTTAGGTGTAACAAGTCCTTGTACTTGCGAAAGACAAATATCAATAGACCAGTTAGACGGATTTTTAGCTCCATCTTTAGCGACTGTAGGTCGAATTGATTTTGATTTCGTTCAATCTGGATCTGATGTCCTCGGATTACCAGAGAAAGTAATTGAACTTAAAACGAAATGGTCTCGTTTAGGTAAAGTAAAAAAGGATGGTACTAGAAGTTTCTTACTAACACCAGTTCCAGTTACACCTAGCTTTAATCATGTTGTCCAGGTGGCAACTTATGCGGCACACTTTAATTTTAAAGTTCCAGCTTATTTACTTTACGCAACCAAAGAAGGTTTTGTTATTTTTGATAGTAACAACTGTCATCACCTTACTGTTGAAGGTATGAAAAAAAATCTTCAAATCATGTTTAACACTTTTAGAAGAAGAGAAAAAATACTTAGTATGTTTGAACATTTAAGCAGAGAAGAAATTATTGAAGAAGCTGCTGCAATGATGGATATGAATTTAGACCATCCTTTCGCCTGGAATGGCATGCCAGCTGAATTATTAAAAGAAGCAAAATTATTATGGAAGCTATGAGGAAACAAACTTTTGATTATATCCAACACAGATTGGACCAGAAGCAAAGACAATTAAAAATAAAATTAATAAAAATATTAATAATAACAATAATAGGAGCAATTACTTTATGGCTAATACAGATAAGCTAGTCCAGGCTGTTAATGAGTTTAAAAAATCATTAGATGGACAAACAATTTCTATTCATGGAAAAAATTATGCAACTGTTGCATTAAGAATAGCAATAGCAAGAAGAGTTCTTGGAACTGATTTAGATATAGTTACAAAAATTGTAAGCATAGATAAAGAAACAGTAGTTATGCAAGCGGATATATTTATCAATGATAAACATATTGCGACTGGGCATGCAGAGGAAAAAAGAGCTGCATCAAGAATTAATCAAACATCAGCTTTAGAAAATGCGGAAACAAGTTGCGTAGGTCGTGCCTTGGCTTTCTGTTCGTTTATATCTGATGGAATAGCAAGTGCTGAAGAAGTTTCAGCTGCAATCGTGCAGCAAGACAACAAGGTCCAAACAGCTTTAAAAGAATTAGAAGCTGTGTCTCACAAAGGATCTTATCAAGAGTGGCTTACGAAACATAAAGTGATGCTTGAAGGATTAAAAACAAAAAATCCTCCAGCTTACGAAAAATTACTTGAAAATTTTAAAGCCGCAAAAATTAATCTGCAAACCAAAGGAGCAATCTAATATGTCAGATTTTGATATCGCAGCATCTGCTGCACCAGCAAAAGAAAAAGAAGATTTAGGAGCAGCATTTATTGCAACTAATAAAAAAAGTCCAAGTTCATACGATATGTCTGGAACAATAGTAGTTGATGGAGTTAAGCATCGTTTTGGAGCTTACCAACAAAAAGCTAGTGGTAAAGGTAAGATGCCAGAAGGAACTGTTTTTTATACTTTTTATAGAGTTGAAAAAGCAGATGATGCAACTTCATTTAATCCAGCTGATTTGGAGGCTTAATTGTGGATCCAGATAAATTTAAGAGTGTAGCAATAAATATAAAAACTTATCAGCTGCTGGAGGAACTTTCTCAAAAAAAATTTGAGATGCCAATCAGTATGTCCAAAACTGTTGAGTTCTATATTCAAAAAGCTCACACAGATTTTAAAGGTAAGGATGACAAGAAAAAATCTTAATAGGAGGCTTAATGAGTTAGAGAAATCCAGGCAAGAGGATTATGGATCATTTAATGGCAATATGAAAAAAATTGCTGCTTCTTGGTCTATAATTCTGGAGCCTTATTTAAAAAAGGATCTTCCAGGATTTTTAGTTCCTCTGATGTATGCACAAGCAAAAATAATTAGAGCAACAAATAAATTTAAAGAAGATACTTACGATGATGCTCTTGCTTATTTAGTTCAAGCACATGACATGCACAAAGAAAAATCAGAAGAGATTAATTCCGATGGGTTACTTGGAGTGGAAGTTGAACCAGGAAATAAACCATCGAGATACTTTTGAAAAAGATAATAAATTTCAAACTGAATATAAGGAGTATTTAAAAAATGAGCTCAGAAAAAAGAAACCAGAATAACATAATAAATTTTCCAGGATCTATAAATCAAGCAGTTGATGATCAGCAACAAGCAATAGTAAAAGTTTTAATAACCATACAAAATAAGATGGTTGATGATAACACTTGGCATTTAGCAACATTAACTATTCCAGAAATTAAAACATTATCAAATTATGGTGAAGCAATGGAGCTCACACCCATAATAGCAGCTAGGTTAAATGCTGTTTTAGCAACTACATTATTACGTCAAACTGTTTTGAAGGATTTAATATGAGAAAAAAAAGAGAAACCTATTTATCAATGAGTAAAGATACTTTTTTAAATGAGGCTACTGGACCTTATTTAAGATTAGATAGTACAGCATGGTATTTAAAAAAATTTAAAAATAAAAAAGTTGGATTTTTTTTAAATATGAGCAGTAAATATCAGCAAATGCCTAACAGCTGTTTTGAAGCTACTGCTGCTAAAATTCCAGATCTTAATATTCCAATAGTACAAGAACAAATTAAAAATTTTATGGAGAAAAATAATGAAACTAATTAAAGATGCAGAATACATAGCATTTTCACAAATACTAGGAGGTAATATTAGATTTTGTAGATTAAGAAATTTTAAACCTCAAAAATCTTTAGCTTATGCAATAGGAGTTTCACATCAAAACATACAAAAATATGAAAGTGGAGAAGTTGTTCCAGGAGCATTTCGATTAAAAAAGATTGCTGATTTTTATGGAGTGATGACAGATGATTTATTAAATCCAACTTTTATTCATGAACAAACAAAAGCTAATGAGCCTTTAGATAGGAGTATTCATGACAGTAATTAAAACAACTACTGGTGAAGCAAGTTTTATTATTGAAGAAAAATTTGATGATGAGGTTAAAGCTGAAGAAGGAAAGGAGCCTACTTCATCTGAAGTTAAAGATCTTGAGATTAAAATAAACAATACAAAATGGAGAAAAATTGATGAGCAATCTACCTCATGATTTACCTATAGACAGTAAGGTCCAAAGGTTAAAAAGAAGATACCAAGGATTAAGTAGAGTAGCAGCAGCTATAAATGATTTATATATTTATGGAGTATATCCATCTAATTTTCCTAATCTTACAGTTGTCCTGGAGCAAGCTAAAGATCATTGTAAGGAATTAATAAAAGAAACAAAAAAAGAAATAGCCTTTGTTGAAAATCCGAATGGATTATACGACTTAGTTTATGATGAGATAATTGAGGATGCTGATAAGGCAAAGGATAATCATAATGAGTAAGCTAGCAAACAACTTAAAAGATACGATAATATTACATACAAAACATCAAAATATTATTGCTGCATTAAATCAGAAAATAGAAAAATCAGAAAAAGAATTGCTTGAAATAAAAAATTTAGAAATTCAACATCAAAAAATTAATGGATTGCTGCATGAAGAGGTTAAGAAATTAAAAGCTGAGATTAAACTGCTAAAAGAAGAGAATAGAATTATTCGTAAAGGATAATGTATTTTTTAATTTTTAAAAAAGAAAATAAATTCATAACATACACAAACCAAGTATTCGGCAATGAAGAGGATGCTGAATTTTTTGCAAAAAAAAGTTTTAAGAAAAAGGATGAATGGAAAATCGTTTCTTATAATAAAGCGAATATCGACAAATATTGGTATAAATAAAGCTACTCACAGCCACAGAGACTGCAATTAAGCAGCCTCCATGACCTAGACTTCGTACTATTTTTTTGAAATTATTTTTGAGATTAGATTTGTGTTGGTAGCTTTACCTCTAGCTGAAGCAAGCTTCTCCTGGTCCAACTTAGAAATTGTAAGCAATTTATCTCCATAGAT